GCCATGTGGTCTAAACCAAGATCGTGATTCACCATTACCTATAACAAGAGCTTTATGCATCTCGTAATGCTTTCCAGCTGGCGGGAAAGAGTTTCCTTGCATACTTGTCAATGCCCCATCCAACATTCTGTGTCTCCTTTTGTGCGTCTGGTTTGCAACGTAAATTACATACTCTTGCAAACGCATATAATGTGCCACTCCAATACCATTCTGTATACATTGATTGGGGCAAAACCATACGAGCCATTTCTGGTGCAATTCCCAAATTCAACATATTCTCATAACACTCTTTGGCAAATTTGTGTGCTGGAAAAATACTATACTCTACCGTTTCCTTTGATGAGCCTTGCTTCTTATTCTCTGCTGCAAGTCTCCATTCTGTAGGTTCATAAAATTCAACTTCAGTATCAACATACCTTCTAGATACTTCATTCCATGTCAACCCTACCTGATGCTTCACTAACTGTCTTGCGACAAATATAGGTGCCTTGATATGAAATTGCATTGATGCATGACCAAAGGGGCTCCAATGATTATGCTTTGCAAGATAATTGATAAGCCCAGTGTCATTCTTCTCATCAAATTCTTTGTGGACTTTTGCAAAGGAAACACGGGCAGCATTTACTACCGACAAATCGCTTCCCATATGGTCTATTAGTTCTACTTCCACTTAATCGTCTTTCAATTCTTTGGGCCACTTTGAGTGTGCAGTATAATGTTTTAACATTATTCCACAAGCAACTAAAACCTTTTCACTGTATTTCAAGTTTTCTTTTTGATAGTCTTCTGGTTTCTCAATAGTTTTTTGAGTTTCAATATCCTGTTTAAGACTATAATATTGCTCAAACATTTCAGTAGAGACAATGCGATCAACTGTTTCAAAATCTATCTCTATTTTCATTTCACCGGACCTTATGGTTATCCTGATTTTCTTTTAAATATTCTATCAAAGCATCTCTGTCCGATTTCTTCTTGAGGCCAATGAAACGCATCTTGGTTCCTTTGATATACTTTCTTGGCTTCTTCAAAAAACTATCCAAGGAGCAATCATTCCAAACAATATCAGAGTTCTTCATTGCCTTGGAATATTTAAATCCTTCTACGGAACCAGCCTTCTCATCAATTATATTTCCCAAGGATGGACCAATCTTATTCTTTGTAAACGAGTGGCAAGCGGCGCATCTCTTAAAAACCTTCTCACCACTTACTTTGGTATCAGCATATGCAAAATTTGCTAATGTCAATACACACATTATTAGCAATAATATAGGTAAAATAATCATTATTTGTTTCATATAATTTCCTAACTAAATGGTGCCGGAGAGAAGATTCGAACTCCTGTCTAAGGCTTACAAAACCTTTGCTAAACCCCTCAGCTACTCCGGCAAACCAATTATCAGCTCAAGCTGAGTTGTGTCGCCTTTGTGGACGATACCCCTTGGGCCATGCTGGTTGGCGAGATGCAAGCTTCTTAACTCGTTCCGACATGTCATCACGATTAACTGTCAAGTCAGCACACTCATACTCAAGTGCTTTTACTCTACTTGTCAGCACTTTAACTTCATTTTCCAAGAACGCTTTATTACGTTCAAGTTCTTCACTACTACTCATCACTAGACTCCTCTATGAGTTTCAATAATTGTATTCTATAACAATTCTTGTCAATTGTCAAGAACCTTTTGTAATTTTGCATCAGTTTTTTAATATCGTACCATATATAATCCTCTAACATGCGCCTATTCCAAGTTTTAGTAAATCCTACGAGCTCATCTAGAATGATAAGAGTTTCAAGTGATACTCTTTTGCCGAGATATTCTTTTAAAAGAAGTGGATGTTCAGAATTATTAACTTCAAATATTGGATTGAAGTTTTTTACGAATGGGCGAATTTCTTCAGCGAATATGTCATAAAAATTGTTTCTTCTATCTTTCCAATTCTCATAATTTTCATCTTTAAAATTAGCAATATAACCTTGCCGTTCCACAATAAAATTGGAAACTAGATAGTTCTTAATATCGTCATACTCTTTATATTTTCTGGAAATTTTGACAAAGAAAAATCTATCTTTACGTTTATAGAACGAGTCTCTATGTACACGACTCTTGCCTTTGTAAGTTAAGAAGTCATAATCATTCTTACTGAAATGTGCTTTCATAGCACAATACATTAAATAAACGTCAATCGGTTCCATTGTCTAAATTGGTAATTGTGCTTGCCTTGGTAAAAAATTTAAGTCTCTTGCATTTGCTTCGATCTTCTCTTTAAGACCCTTTGAGATAAGAGAACTGACAGCCTCAGGTTCAATACCCTCTTTTTCACAATAATGTAAAACAGCATCCATATGAGTAATATGCTTCTCTTTTGCAATATTCTCAATTGTAAGTGTGAAAGTTTTTGTTGTGATTAAAGCCATTGGTCATTGATATCCTTCATAATAATAAATTGGGGGGTTAACCATGACCCCCCACGGATGTATTACGGCATCACCCGTTGTACTTCTTTACGCAGCTCGAAGAGCGGCATAACCAGCAGCAACAACAGACCGAGGCGCAGTGCCCACACGATACTTCATGTAGGTTTGACCGTCAAAAGACGATACACGCTTATTCAGAAAGATAGAATAACCTTCCGAACGTAGTTGGCTGATTACCGCACGAACATTCTTAACACCATAACGTGCTGAAATCTGTTTTGCGGTAAGTTCTGCACCATTCGTAAGTGCATTGGCGACCTTAGCGGTCTGGGTAGTAGTAGTAACCATAGTATAATTCATCCTTTCAAAGATGATAAGTTTGACAGTATTGTCAGACACAAAGTGTTTCGTCTGGATTTCACAGACTCATCAGTGACATTGTTTATAGAGTATAACATAATAATATCTACTTGTCAACTCCTTTTTTCATTTTTTTATTGAAAATGGTGGGTTATTCTGTTACTAGGAAACCCACCGAAACCCTATCCAACTACGCAGCTAGTGCGTAATCTTGAGGTGCAAAATTATCGTTTGCGTTTAGTATTTTGACCGATAAGGTGGTCAATCCACAATTCTCCACTTTCCTATACATTGCCAGTCGATCCTATTTCGCCCCCATCAAAAAAAGATTAGGTACGCAATCCCACCAAGAAGAAATATATCAGCACAAATGCTCCAAACGATATAAGCCTTAAACATCCACTTAACGGCTTCCTTTGCGAGCAGGGTCTGGGTCATCATTTAGACCCTCCCCTTGATACTCTACTGATAATATAATCATATCAATCTCCTTTTGGTGGAGGCGTTGGGTACTGCCCCCAAGTCCTGTACAACTTTCAGTCCGTATCATCAAACTGTACTATATTTATACACGATTTTGAGGGGAAAGTCAAGTCTCTTTTTTCACTTTTTTTACCACCCCATAACATCTCTGGTATCTTGAGGAACACTGGCCATCGTAAATGGTGGATCAAATGTAATGTCAACATTTACACTAAGAACATTTCCATCTTTCGTATAACCAGCTCTTTGCATACTCTCTGTAATTTGATCAGCAAAGGGACAAAAAGCACTGGTTAACGTAGCGGTAATATTTACTGAACTTTCTTTTTCATCTATAGAAATATCATATATCAATCCCAAATCATACACATTGATACTAATTTCTGGATCATAAACTTCTCGTAAATTTGTAATAATTTCTTCTTTATCAATAGTCATCGTTATTCCTTCGATAAAATATCAAGTGTCGGGGGATTCTTTTATTGGAACAACCATTGCATCATGGCCGGATGCTAATATACATGAATATCCATTAGGTATATTTTCTACTACAGTAGCAGTCCCATTTTTTACATTTACAAAAACTACAACTTGACTATCCATACCATTCTCATCATTAAAAATTATAACAGGAGATTCCTTATGTTTTTTAGTAAGAAAATTTAATAATTTAGTGGAGTCACCACAATATATAGGTTTTTGTACCTGTCCCAAAGAATTTTCTTCAGCTGAAGCGATGACTGGTATTAACGATAGTAAAAATAATATGCTACTAGCGATAAAAAATTGGCTGACCTTTGCTATCTGTTTCATTCTGTCTTCCCCATTCTGTAACGGTATTTACTAGAGCATCAAGATAATCATACTTTTCTTTAATAAATTCTTGGACGGTTCCATCCTCTGTTACTACTAAAATCACTACCTGTGAAATTTCTATGCCTGTTCGCTCTTCGAACATCTCTGCATACGCAGAAGTTTGAATGTAATAACTCTCATTCCATTCATCATTGCGCTCTCTGGTTGATGTCTTGAAGTCAATAATAGACGGTACACCCTTGTACTTTGCAATGCAATCAACTCTACCTGCTACCTTGTATTTATCACTATACAATCCTGCTTCTTGTGCGTATATATCATTTATATTACACAATGAATTTTCTTTTAATTGTGTGAAGAGGCAGTATGGTAGAAAATTCTTTTTATGCACCGACCATTTATCAGGAAAATTGCTCTCCATATTATTA